CTGACTCTCCGGCAAATGCGGTTATTTTATTGTTAGGAACACCACCATATAAACTACCACTAAGTACTGCATTCATAATATAAGAACCGGTATCTATCGTACCAGTAAATTCAGAAGAGTTACCGCCATCAGCTAATATATTAGTGTTGTCGATACCCTTTATTACATTACTTAAAAAACTATTCATCTATTATATACCTCATCTAGTTTATCAGAAAATTCTTCAATCTTTTTACTTCTTAATTTACCAGGCCAATGTATATAATCTTTCTCTGGGTTCATAGCAAGATTGTTTAACAAAGGCTTAATCATATTGTATAGAGTATCGCATTTTTGTTGTGTTTTGTCAAGTCCAGATTTGTTGAGATACGCTTCATCTTGGGCTTGTTGTACTACTTCTAATTCTTCTTCTGTGACGGCTGTAAAGCCAAAGTCAAAATCTAATTCACTCATGAAAAAAAGTCCTCCAGTGTTGCTTGTTTTTCTGTTGTCCAGTTAATCTTATCTAATATCAACTCTAAGGGTTCTAGAAAAGATTTTCTAAATTGTGTTTCATAATCGATATACTTATCTACACCAAACTTCTTAGGCAATATGTTAATAACAGATAACACATTTTGTTTCATGGGATTAGGTTCTTTCATGTAACAAAACTTTATCTTTTCACCATCTTTGATTGTTTGATATTTCTTTTCTAATTTATGTTGTCTCACCAAATGATTGAATACCAATGCACCTCGAACATGAATAGGAGTAGATTTTAATAATTCAAGTTTATCTCTTTCACCACTATCATATTTATTCAACTCTGAAACACTTCTAGGAAACGCAACTTCTTCAAAAGGTAAATCAAAAAATTCTTTTTTAAACTGAGCAATATAATCTTGCACTGTCTTTTCATCTTTTGTCATGATTAGATTGATAGCTTTCTTAATACTATCTCTACAAGCTTGTGGGGTGCTTGACTTGATAGCCTCTATGCCCATCATCTTGAGTTTGGGTTCTTGATATCGAACACCCTCATTATCATATACGTTGAGCATGTATCTTTTCTTGGCAGTCCATATGCCCTTGTCAGATATAGTTTCTCTTTTCATAAACATTTTCTGTGCATAAGCATTCATGATATCAGTTAGTTCTTCATAACTTTTATCAATGAATGGTTCTATCTTTTCTTTTGCAACTTTGTCTAGAAACTCTACAGGATTCTTAGGTTTAAATTTTTCTATTAGTTTATCAAAAGTTATGTACAGTGAATCTGTATCAGAAGCTATTACATAATCTTCACCATCTGTGTTTAGTAGTTTATTGAGATATTCGTTGATACGTGCTTCTATCCACTTGATAGAAAGCTGGCCAGACTTTGTTATTGCTAACGCTTGTCTTATGTCATAGAATCTAAAGTATTGATTACCTAACGCACCATAAGCAGAATTTAGCTGGACTTTCTTAGCTAACTGCATATTAGAATACTTAGCGATATCTTTCTCTAGTTGTTCTTTTCTTCTTAGTAATTCAACTCTGTTCATTCAGTAACTTCTTTATCTTTTCTAATTCTTTCTGCGACTCAATCATTTTCTTCTTGTAGATAACTCTATCTTCGTACATAGATTGCATCATCTCATTTAGAAAACCTTTCTTATCTTTTCGAAAATACTGGCCGTTGGCCGCTAATACTTTGTTTTTAGGTGTTGTAACTTTCTTATCTATAATATCATCAATGCTCACGTTTTGCAAGTCACCATCTAACAAAGTATCTGGTGATATATTGTACTGCATAATCAAATGAGGATACAATGAGTTTAAGTCGAAAGACATAACCCAGTTATGTAAACCAATCTGTGGATCTTTTACATAAGCACCCTCATATGCTTCATTCTTTCTCTTGGCTTTCTTCTGAGGTATAACCATTCTCTTATCAAGTAGATAGTTATGTATCAATACGTCCCACATGCGAACCTGAGTATATACATCTTCATAATTTACTTTGGCATCATAAGCAAGTGCCATGGCCATTTCAATCAGTTTCATCTTATCTTCTATCTTTTCAACAAGTTCAACATCACGTATATTATAGTCAATAAACTTTTGATAGTCTAGTTTGTATAGTTGATGTAGATTTTCAAACTCTGAATAATCAAGTTTCTTTTCGCCAACCTCTACGTTTGCAATGTGATCTAATCGATAGCTTTCTTGTGCTGAGTATGTAAACTTTTTGTATAGTTCAATATAATCTAACTGTGCTACACCATATAGTTCATAGCATTGTAAACTTCTTTGAAGTTGTTGTATTTTTCTTTCACGTATAAAACCCCAAGGCGATAACTGTTCTGCTTTGTATTCACCAAACACTTTTGTAATTCTATTGACAAGATAAGGTATATCAAAGAAGCGAATATTCCAACCAGTAATAATATCTGGATCAAGTTTCTTCCAAGTTTTTAAAAATACATCAATCAGTTTTTGTTCTGTCTTACAGTTTATGTAATATACATCATCTCTATTGTTCTGATAGTTATCTATACCCAAGACATACAATTTATTTTTCATCTTGATAGTGATAGCAGTGATAGGTTGATTTGCTTCTTCTGGTTCTGGAAAGCCATCTTCTGAACCAACTTCGATATCTATATTAGCAATTCGTATTTTATCCATATCATAATCATTACCATACTTTTCATTTAGATATGAATATGCATGAAGTGTAGATCCATAGAAAGTGAAACCACTTACGTCTTCAAACTTCTTTACGTAATCTTTACATTGACTCATACTGTCAAACTTTTTAGGTTTGACTGGATGGCCATCTATTGTTGTGAATTTTGATTGTTCTCTACTTGGTTCGTAGAGAGTTGGTTTGTAAAAAATCTTATCATAAAATCTTTTACCGAAGTCGTGGCCACGAACATACACGTAACTACCACGAACAAAAGCGTTTGTATAGAATCTCATAGCACCATAATAACAGATGCTATGAGATGAGTCAAGTTTTACTTTGCAAGAGGTATAAGTCCTCTAGATGAGGCAACACCATCTTGTCCTATGATTGCATCTGAGTTATAGAAATCAACAAACTCTTGAAGTCCTGGAATAATACCAAGATGTTCTTTCTTTGCATAGAAGAATAAAGGACGTGATACTTTATAAGAACCATCTGCAATAGTATCAAATGTAGGAGCAACACCATCTACGATAGAACCTTGAACTTTGTCTTTATTTTGATCTAAGAAAGAAAATCCGAATACACCAAATCGATTTATATCTGAGGTTAGTTTCTCCACAACAAGATTATCATTTTCACCTGTTTCAGTAACTAGTCCGTCTTCTCTTAATGCAGAACAATTCTGCTTATATCCATCTACACCTTTCTTAGGCATTTTGTATATTTTCTTACATACAGAATGTAGTACAAGTTCTACGAAAGCATCTCTTGTACCTGATGATGGTGGTGGTACTAAGACATCTATTTTCATTTTAGGTAGTTCTGGATTTATATCACTCCAATAAATGTAAGGATTATCTTTACCTTCGATTTTAAGAGAAACCGCTTTATATATTTCTTCTTTTGTTACAGAGAGTTGTTTAGCTTTATTTGAGTTTGAGAATGTAATGCCGTCATAACCTATAAGATTTTCTAATGGTGTAACACCATTTTTTTCACAAAGTTCTGCTTCGGAACTTTTGATAGCTCTTGATGCGCCAGTCAAATCTGGTGTGTTAAGTCCAATACCAGCACAAAATAATTTCATTCCTCCACCAGTTCCTGTTGACTCTACAACTGGTGATGCATTGCCTAATTTTGCGAATTTTTCGGCGGCTAAAGTTGTAAATGGATATACAGTAGAAGAACCTACTGACGTTACGTATTCTCTAGAAAATGCAAAGTTTGCTGAAAATAGAGAAATAATTATACTAAATAGTATTACAACTGATTTATTCATAGAATTTCCTTTCTTTAAAATCTGTTGAACTTAATAGAGAATCACTACCATGGTTCTCTATTTTTTTATTTAGTTTTTCTTATGAAATGTAAGTATGAAGGTTTTATGAAACTTTATAGATAATTATATATCATATAACCAGTAACTATGCCGATAACTAGCATTGCAAAATGTGTGAGAAATACTTCTTTGTTCATGCCATTATATCCAATGTTCTTTGAATACGCATATCATTTAGCATGTTCCACATATTGTTCTTTGCGAAAAACTGCATCATCATTATGTACGCCATCCACTGATACTGTCTTTTCTCTTGCTCTCTTTGCCACTGTGCTTGATTGTACTCTTCAACTCTCTGTTGATTCTGAGCATATTGTTGATTAGCAACTTGTGTACCTTCATTAATATATGTATTGATATATTGATTAGTTACGTTACCTATCTGCATGTTAACTCCTATTGAAATGCTGAAGTTGAAGGTGTGAAATCTTTAGTATACAATACCTGTCCTTTAACAATTCTAAGATTAGAAATATATCCGTCCATCCAAGCTGAAGTGCTATCATCACCTATTCTAAATGTAGTTGAAGTTATATTACCATT